AACAATTGAGTCGTGTGCGCTGTCCATCCATGCATCAGTCGCAGCGCCGTTAAAAACCAATTCCCCACTGCCACCCCCGACGGGGATAAACATCACCCGGTGGAACGATCTGTTATACCTGTGTGCATAATTTCCGAACTCACTGACCGCCTCACATCGCAATGTAAATTTTAGCATGATTCCCTCCCTGTTGTTTGTTCGGGCGTCATTGCCCGCTGTTTGGTTACACATTACAACCTATCGTTGGGATAGTCAAGAGAAAATATTACTGTGACGTAAAATAAATTTCACAGAACGATCGTTCTATATTTAGGGACAAATGGGGACAACCGTCTTAGCAGTTTCCCGATATCCCTGCCATAATCCCGCCATAAACCTATCCGGAATGGTTATGAATTGACGAAATTAAAACAGATCGTGGCAAAAGCGGCGTCTCTGGTCGGCTCCATCAAAAATGGGCTCGATGTCAGAGACGTTTTGGTTTTTGGTGGCCTTTCGATGCTCGGCTATGGCCTGTACTTGCTCCGGCCCTGGCTGGGTTTCGCTGTTGCGGGGGCACTGTTGATGGGGATCGGCTACCTGATGAGGGATAAGTAATGGGCATTGTGTCGCGCATGGCAAGGCCGAATTTAATCAAAAACCTTTCCATAACAGACGAGAGGGCGTGGAATCCTGCGCTCTGGAATCTTGCCGGTTCTCAATCTCTTTCAGGGGAGAACGTCACCGAACAGACCGCGCTTACTTACTCCGCCGTTTGGAATGCAATAACCCTGATTTCGGGCACAACCTCGACTCTTCCCTTGCATTTACTAAGAAAAGACCAACGAAAGACTCTCCATGTCGTTGAAAAGCCCCTTTATAGGGTGCTGCATGACCGTTTCAATCCCTTTATGACTTCCCAGATAGGCCGTGAGGTGATGACCGCGCACATGCTGACATGGGGAAACTGCTATGCGGAAATCGTGTGGAACGGCTTAGGCGAGATTGTTCAACTCTGGCCGATTGCGCCGAGCCGCGTCACTCCGATGCTTAAAGACGGCCAGCTTGTCTATGAAATCAGCGTTGGGAGTGAGAAAAAGACGCTTGACAGGTCAAAAATCCTCCATATTCCCGGCCTCGGTTTTGATGGTCTTATGGGCTACAGCGTTATTTCGATGGCCCGGAAATCGATCGGTCTCGGCATGGCGATGGAAACATTTGGTTCCACATATTTCGGGAATGGCACTCATCCGAGCGCGGTCGTCACTCATCCCACCAAGTTAGATAATGAGGCCGCACGGATCGCAATGAGCAATGTTTATGCGGGACTCGGCAATGCTCATCGGCTCATGGTCTTGGAAGATGGGATGAAAATCGAAAAGGTTGGCATCCCCCCGGAAGATTCACAGTTCCTTGAGTCAAGGCAATTTCAGATCCCGGAAATCGCAAGGTGGTTCAATCTCCCCCCGCACAAACTGAAAGACCTGACGCGGTCCTCATTCTCGAATATCGAATCCGAGCAGATTTCTTTCGTCACAGATTCAATTCTCCCGATCCTGATTCGGCTTGAGCAGCACTATAACATGCAGCTCCTGACCGAAACTGAGCAATTTAGGCAGGGAATTTATACCCGGCACAACGTCGATGGCCTCATGCGTGGCAACTCAAAGGACCGATCCGACTATTACAAAGCCATGTTTGGCATCGGGGCCATGACGATCAACGAAATACGGGAAAAGGAAAATTGGGACCCGAATCAAGATCCTTACGCGGATGAGCTTTTTGTCCCGGTCAACAACATGATCCCACTATCCAAGATCGATGAATACATGGCCAAGGGACAGGCAAAAACGGAGGTACGGAGCGATGAAGAAGTGGTATGAGATTATAAATAAGGCCGACAAGGCCGAAATCTGGATTTATGAAGAAATTGGTGAGGATTTCTGGACCGGCGGCGGGATTACCGCAAAGAACTTCCAGAAGGAACTTTATGACATCAAAGCCCCTCGGATCGATCTTCATGTCAATTCTCCGGGCGGGTTGGTGTTTGACGGGATCACCATTTACAACCTCCTGAAACAGCACCCGGCCAATGTTACGACCTACATCGATGGTCTGGCGGCCTCCATCTCCTCCGTTATCGCTCTTGCCGGTGACAAGGTGATCATGGCCGAAAATGCCCTTTTCATGATTCACAAGGCATCCGGGGGCATTTATGGGAACTCGGACGACATGCGCTATTATGCGGACATGCTCGACAAAGTAAATGGGTCGATCGCCACAACATACATTTCCAGGACAAAAAAAGACGAATCTGAAATCAACGACCTCATGGCCGCCGAGACTTGGTTTAATGCCGAAGAAGCGCTGGCCGCCGGATTTATTGATGAGATCAGCGGGGAGGTGGACATGGCCGCGTGTGCGAAGTTCATCCCCGTCATGGCGAAAGCGGGTTTTAAGCACGTTCCGGAGGGAATTGTAGCGAACAATGAAAAACTGACAGCAAAAGATGCGGAAAAGGCCCTGCGCGATGCCGGATACTCCCGCAAGCAGGCAAAGGAAATTCTGGCAAAGGGCTATCAAGGCGATCTGCGCGATGCAGATGGACCTGAAGCGCCCCCGACTCTGCGCGATGCCGAGCCGAAAAAGAAGGACCGTATAGCCGACATACTCACAAGAGCGGAAATTGTAGCACCATCAACCACATAAAAGGAGAAAACGAAAATGAAAACCATAAGCCAGTACAGAGAAGATATCAAAAACCTGAAGAAAAAAGGTGACGATATCGAAGCAAAGGCAACGCTTGAGAACCGTGACCTTTCCGATTCGGAACTCGCTCTCTTGAATGAAATCGGCGACGCCACGGATGACCTGATGAAGACCGTTGCCACGTTGGAGCGCCGGGACAGAACTGCGAAGATCCTGGAAGCACCCGATGGAGCCGTTACCGTACCGAGCAACAAGAAAATGGACACCCGATCTGTCGAGAAGGATCGTTTTTCCAGTCTCGGCCAGCAGATTATGGCGATTAAAAACGCCGGGATGCCCGGCGGCCATGTCGATCCGAGGCTTTTCAACGCGGCCTCCGGGTTAAATGAAACCGTCCCCAGCGAAGGTGCATTTCTTGTTCAGTCGGATTTTACGGCGGAACTGCTCCAGGATGTTATCGCCACGGGAATTCTTGCCCCCAAATGCCGCAGAGTTACAATCTCCGGAAATGCCAATAGCACCAAAATCAATGGCATCGATGAGACTTCTCGTGCATCCAGCCGCTACGGTGGAATCATTTCCTATTGGGAAGGTGAAGCGGACAAGTTCACCGGCACGAAACCGAAATTCCGGCAGATCGAATTGAGCCTCAAAAAGCTAACGGGCCTTTGTTACGCGACGGATGAAAACCTACAGGACGCCTCGCAGCTCGAAGGGATTATCCGGGAGTCTTTTAACGGCGAGTTCGGTTTTCAGATCGATGACGGAATCATCAATGGCACTGGTGCTGGTCAGTTCCTGGGCATCCTGAATGCCGGTAGCCTTGTGTCCGTGGACAAAGAAGTCGGGCAGAAAGCGAAAACCATCGTCGCCGAGAATGTCATCAAAATGTCTTCCCGGATCTTCGCGTCGAGCTACCAGAATGCGGCCTGGTATGTCAATCAGAACACCCTCCCGCAGCTTTACACGATGTCCATTGCAGTTGGTACTGGCGGCCAGCTTGTATTTGTCCCGCCTGGTGGTCTGTCCTCAGCTCCTTACGGCTCGTTGCTTGGTCGCCCGGTAATCCCCATTGAGCAGTGCGCTACCCTCGGAACGGTGGGCGATATCATCCTTGCCGACCTTTCGAAAGGCTACGTCCTCGCAGAGAAGGGGGGGCTCGAATCTGCGGTTTCTATTCACGTCCGCTTCGAGTACGCGGAGAGCGTCTTCCGCTTCATCCTGCGTATGGACGGCCAGCCGGTTCGTGCGTCGGCTCTCACTCCCTACAAGGGCTCGGAAACCCTCGGCCATTTCGTTGCACTGGCAACCAGAGCTTAACTAACAATCATGCCGGGGGTTAGGCCCCGGCCTCAATAAGGAGGAAAGAACAATGATAAATCCCGAAACCTTACCCATCGTCCTAGCGCATGAACCGGCAGCTTCCAACGCCATCATAGATACCAGCAAATCCGTTAATCTCGAGGGTGCCTCTGGATGCCTGATCCTTGTCACTGAGTATACGGCTGGGGGCGATACCGATATTGTTTTGACGGTTCACGAAGGCGCGACTGCGGCAGTCGCCAAGGCGGGGACATACGCCATTTCAGCGACGTTCCCCATTTGGGTCAATCTTGACGCAGACACCGGTACCTGGACCCGCCAGGCGGACGCGGCAACATATACCATCGATGCGGCGACTGCGAAAAATACCATGGTTGCCTTTTACATTCCGGCCTCCATTCTTACCAACGGCAGAAAATATATTTGCCTTGGCACGAGTGGCGGCCATGCGGATAATTTGGCAACCGCGCACTACCTTCTCGACGGGGCCCGGTACAAAGGCGACAATCAGTATGACGCGATAAGCTAACGTATAACCAGGGGCGGTGTAAAACCCGCCCCACACAATAGGAGAAAACAATGAATTACAACCCCTCAACCATCGAACGGATAGGAGATTTGATCAACGGCATCCGGGTCGATACCGGCGCGCTTGCCGCCGAAACATATATCCATCAGAATCAGACCGAGCTTTTTACGGTTCATGGGCGTGTCCGCATCCACTCGCTTTTCGGTGAGGTAACGGAAGCGATTTCAAACAACGCCGCAACGGTCCTTTATAATTTCACCTCCACATCACCCGTTATCGCCGTCCAGCCTATATGTGCGGCGTCTGCTTCCGTGGCATCACTTGCCGTCGGTGAGCGGATTATGTGGGTCGGCGGTGCGGTTGCAACGGCGGCGGTCCTTACGGCCACTCCGGGCATCTCTGACATTAATGCTGCCCCTCAGGTCGTCGGGACGGATGGCGGCACGGGAACGATCGGAATCTTGACTGAAGCGGCGGATTGCACGGATGGAACAGTTAAATTTTCCATCTTTTATACCCCGCTGTCGGATGGCGCTTATATCGAAGCGTTGGTGT